ATTTCACCTCATAATTTAACTTTGTTTTCAATTTTGGTTCTAATTAAATCTAAAAACTTACCCATAGAAACGTTACCGCCGTCGCGAAGGTTTTCCAGTATAGATAAGAATTCAGATGAACCTAAATATAACCATACAAGCGATACCGCAAATTGCTTCTGACCGCTCATTTCGTCAAATAAAATAGCGGCTATTGTAGCCGCTACATATGTCATAACTTTACCTATGAATCCTTTACGCATATATTTAGATGCTATGAGTTGTTTTTCAAATGCTACCGGTATTGCTCGGTATTTTTCCCATGTAGCGATTTTCTCCGGATCATATCCGAACTCATCGACCAACATTTTATAAGCGATGCTTGCCCATTTGGTGAATAAATCAATGAAAACCAATAAAATAAACACGCCCAATATTTGAACGTGTTTTATTCCAATTAACCAGATTGCTACCGCACCGGCGCCGCTTAATAGAGTTTTCAATATGAAACTTTCCGTCAAAGAGTTCCAACATTCAGAAATAAACTTAATCAATTGTTCCATTATTACCTCTTACTTTACTTTACCCAACCCATATACGCTACGCGCTATATTGGCTTTCCTCATATTGATTTTGTCTAATTGTTCCCTCTTTTGTTCGCCGCTCATGCGGTCGTTATTGATGATAGCTTTAGACGCTTTATTTAAGTTCTTAAGGCTATTACTTGCATTTTTGAGTTTTGCAAACTCTTTGGCATCGTACCCTTCTGGGCGTTGCCCTGTGAGTTTGAACTCATTATATAGCTTTTCTTGTTCCTTATAATCATCATAAACACGTTGTACGCTATTAGATGATTGATAAGGCACCGCCGTAAACCCTCTTAATCCCGGCGCTTCGTACCATTTTTTAGATGCGTTATTTTCTTTTGCACCAGATACCGAATCAATACCGCTCAAACCTAACCCAGCAAGGCCGCCGCCGTACCCTCTTATTGTGTTATCTACAATATACGGAGAAACGTTTATTTTATCGCCTACAAATTTTGCTACCTCGCTCGTATTAGCACCGTACTGTAGGCGTGCTGGCAAGTTTTCTTGAGATTGCGGAATGATATTCCGTTGTCTAAAGAATGAATAATTTGACATAGCTTCATATATCGGGATCATTGCCGTAGGCATGAAACTTGGCATAAGGCTATCATATACACGGTCGCCAAAACCTTTGAAACCTACACTTTTACGGCCGTTCTTTTCGTCGTCCATATACTGTAGCATGCGTTCAAATGCAGTACCAAATAAAACGCCAGCTTCAAACGGTTTAGGAATTCTATACATATTTTCTTTACCCGGAATAATCCAGAATGTATCTTTTTCCCATTGTGGCAATTCTTGGTATCGTTCATCATCTTTATTCATGTACCACAACATAACACTTGGCAACGTAATATAAAGCATAGTTTTAACCGTCATACCGCGCGGATCTTCTTTAAATGCGCGGGCCATTTTGTCAGCACCTTGAATGGTTGCATTGAAGAAAGCTATTACTTGATTAGCTTTCTTTGTATGCGTACCTCTACGGCTAAAATCCAACGTAATATCACGGCTTTCTAGTGCTGCTTCTCGTGCTGATAACGGATTTCTCTCTTTACCAAATAAGCGGTTTCCAACACCAGTATAACCTTTTCGCGCATTGTCATATTCCGCTAATCGTGTTGCCATTTCTGTTGCTTCGCTCATAGCACGTAACGCTTCAATAGGGTTTTTAATTAGCTTTGTGAATTTGCTTTCACGCTTCATAATTTCGCGTAATTGGCCGCCTAAATAGTCGCGGTCTAGCGATACCATAGCCGCATGTGCTGCACCAGATTTCATGTACTCCCAATACAACGGGCCTTTTTTTAAGTACAAAGATAAGCCTTTAAACGTATCAAGCACAGGAATAAAACCGTGTTTAGAATAAATCGCCGCACCTACCATATCACGAACCGGATTGCGCAAGATAAATTCCGGCGATAACGTAGCACCAGCACGTAGCCAGCTTGCCGGATAAGATAAAATCTTCATAATCATATTAGATTGTTCCTTATCCAACATACGCATAGTTTCGATAAGTTCCGGTGTTGTTTCATATGTTACTTTTTTGCCATTTTCCCATACGTTGAATGTATTATCTGTTTTAGCCTTATTGCCGTTTACGCGTTCTACAATTTGCCCTATGCCTTTTTTATCGGCTAGTTTTGCAAATGTTTTGCCTACATGATTACGTTCGATTGCATTATAGAATTGGAATGTATTTTTTATAATGCTTTCCAACGGATCAATAATATCGCGTGTACTACCTTTTAACCGTTTCACCGGACTAGATACGTCAATAAAACCCTTGCTACCAGATAAGAACGATTGCATGCCTACGTCTGACATATCTCTAAAGAATGGAATGTAATGCGGGTACATCTTACGCATTGTATGGTACGCTTTAGCCGTCAACATACCTTCTTTGACTAGCATTGCCAATAGATAATCTTGATATTTATAGATTTCTTGGGCTGCTTTTTGAAAGCGTTCGTTTCCGGCGTGCCTACCTAGTACGGCGACATCTTCGGTATATTCAAACGTTGCTTTTTGTTGGTTCTTGTGTAGGTCTAAATCGTGCAACGCCACCAGATACGCGGAAAAATCTTTATGTTCATTCTTCCCGATATCTTTTAGAATGTCTTTAAACGCTGGTATTTTGTATTCTGGCGCGCCGTGTTCGATTAGTGCTTCTGCCTTACCGGCCCAGCCACGCGCAAGCCATGCTTGCATATATGGGTTATCGTTAAACGAAATTTTTTCACCGGTTTCACGTTCGACTTGTTCCACTAACTCTTTTAATGGGTTCAATTCATCAATCAATTTAGTGTATACATCGCTCACCGCTTTTTTGATTACATCGCGTGTTTCACCATGTTTAACCGCATCAATAGCTTGGCTTACCTTGCCTTTACCTTCAAACGAAATACTACCCTTTACGCGTTCTACCCCGCCTTGACGGTGCCATTCGTGAACCAGTTGAGATAATTTGTTTGTAATGCCGTTCAATTCCGGTTCTTTTGCAATTTTGTCTGTAAAGTGTTTATAAAATTCTGGAAATTCGCGTTTAGCTTTTGCGCGATCGCTTACGTAATCGTGAAAGAATTCTGCGTATCCTTCACCGCGTATGCCGTCCATGCCTAACTTGTTGTACGCTTTACCGAAACGGTCTTGTACTACACGATTAAATTCGGTATTAAAACGTGGTTCATTGCTGAATTTAAAATAGTTATCCACATAATGTCCTAATTCGTGCATAATTACGCGGAAATCGCCATAATCACCGCTACGAATTACATCGGAATGTGGATTATACCAGCCACCAACACCTTTTTTCCCCAATCGGCCACTTTTGATGCGTTGATTAAACAAGGTATTAACTGCATCTATGATTTCTTTACGTGTAACGTTTCGGCCTAATCGTTGCACTTCATCAATGCCAGTATGCGGCGTATCATTACCCCTTACACTATATTGTAGTGGTTCATTAGGTCTAACACCCTTACTTTCCAAATAGCGATTTGCCATTGCTTCGTTACCGTCAAAGGCTTTTACAACTGCATTGTGTACTTGCTCATGTGTTGCGTGTTCAAGTAACTGGCTAGGTTGCTGCGCATATGCACTAACGCCACCTTCTGCCGGTTCTGCTTTTAGTGTTTTTAGTTCTTGCGTATCTGCGATAAGTTCGGCTGCGCGATCCGTACGAACACGTTCCATGTATTCATGGTTCAATGTTTCAACGGGTACGTCTAATGCTTCTGATAATTTGACTTTTACCGCATCAAGTTCGGCTTTTGGAATATCCGGCTTGGTTGCACGGTTCAAGTCTTTTAGAATTTCCGTGTTAGAATGTACTTTGTTTTCTAATTCCGTAAGTCTCGTTTCAGATGCATCATCTTTTACAACGTCTTTCAATTCATTTACGATTGTTTCGCGTGCTTTCAATGGCAATTCATCAATAGCATTTTTCAAACTTACGTTTGGCGCATCTTCTTCGTACCTAAACTTACTATTTGCATCGTTTTCAATCGCATTTTCTTGAATTCTAGGCTTTTCACCCTCTACAAATTCAGTATTCATGCGGTTTTCTGGCTTAAATTCGTTTATTTCGCCTGTACGGGCCTTTTCGCCTTCGCCTTGATAGTTTATACCTAAATCATCGTTTTTAACTGATTTCTTTTCGGTATTTTCAATGAAACTATTCAAATCTGTGTGCGGATCTTCTCCTTTTACCGCATCACGTTCTATAAACTCATCCCTAAACGGTTCTTCATGTGATATTCGGTTGGGATCTAGGCTACTATCTTTGAATGATGTATCACGTGGCCCATTTTCGTATCTACCATAATTGCCTTTAAATGTATCTTCCGCAATTTCCGCGCGAACATTATCACGTGCAACTGCTGGGTCTGGTCTTTCATAATATTCACGAATGATTTTTGCCATTTCAGCTGGTGTTGCATCCGGTCTAGCACGCATTTCTTTTAATGCGGCACTTTCTGTATTGTGCAATTCCCATACGCTGAAATCAACTTGCGTTCTCCAATCCCACGGATCCAAGCCACGATTTTCAGCAAATTTTAATAAACCGTTTTCTCCGTTTAATCTATCTCCAGTAAATTGAACCAAACCACGAGAACCGTAACCGTCGCCGCTTGTAACTGTTGTACTAAAACTGCTTTCGGCGCCAATATTACCAGTCATGCCGGCCGCTTCAACGTCGCTCAATCCATTCATGCGATAACGGTTATAAACGTCCGCTTGAATATTGCCTGTTTCGCCTTCCATTGCTTGTCCGTTCAATTCGCCTTCGGAATATTCACGCGGTTCTACTGCGTTTACCTCTTCCGGTACTGGAATATCTTCAAACGCATTGTACATAACCCCTTCTTGCATATGCGGTTCTTCTTTATTAAAGCGTTCCCCAATATCTTCAAATGCATTAGATGCCTTTTCTTTGATATGTTCACCAACACGCCCCACACGTTCGCCAATGGCGCCAGATACCTTTTTAGGTGTTGCACCTTTAATCATACCAACCGGTAAAAACACATCATCCCATAAATTAGTAGGGTTCATGGCTATATTTTTTGCGAACTCTCCCGGATCATCAACTAAACGCCCAACCGGTTCCGCAATCGGATCTACTAAAACATTTTTTGCCGTAGCAACATATTTATTCCCTAACACACCGTCCGGTGCCGTTCCTTCGTTTTCGGCTGTTGCATTGGCGTTATACATTTCCGCCGTATCACTTGCAATCGTAGGCGCAGCAAGGACGCCCGCAGCTATTCGCACCTGTGGTGGAACATACGGAGTAATTGCTAGATATCCAGCCGGCTTGCCAACTGCGGCATTGTATGCTTCTGCTCTTGCTTTGTTTAGGCCCGGTGTTGCATGTTCTTCTATAAAGTCGCCGTTATCGTCAAACGCAGAAAAATTATCTCCATTTGCTTCAATGGCATTAGCAGCACTTTTTGAATACTCCCTACCTAGATTGTTTGTTTTATTTAATACATCATCTTTCCAATTTGTTAATGTATTACCTACATTGTCGTTAATTTCTTTACCGGTTTTATCAATCCATTCAATATTATTCTTAACGCCATTAACAACGTATTCGGCATTATTTTTAACGCTATCCCAAAACGTAGGCTTGGGCGCGTTGCCTACGTCATAACCGTACTCGGTTGTTATATCTTCAAAGGCGTTACCGTTTCCAGCTGCCTTACCGTATTGGTTCGTAATATCATCAAACGCACCCATAGTCTACCCCTTTTATTAATAAGATTTTAACCACGATTTATAATTGCCGTATCCGGCCGCATCAAGTTCAGCCGCTATCTGATCATCGCTCCAGCCTTGCGCTGATAGTTCGTTCATTCGCTTGGCTACTGCTGCCTGTTCTTCGCTTGAATATGTCGGTTGCCGTTTAACCGTTGGCGTTCCAGCGCCACCACCAGTAGGCGCACCACTTAACGCGCTTTGTAACTGTCCGTAATAAGGACTTTCTGTTTCTGCCTTATCCGGGTTAGCTTTTACCCATGCGGTATGCTGCGCGGATAAAGTTCTCAATACTTGCGCATTGTATCCGCTTGTACCTGTTTGTGTAGCCGTTGGCGGTTTAACGTGAGTACCTACATATTTCATGCTGCCGTCTGTGCCAACAATATACGTTTTACCGTCCGGCATAACTTTAATGTTTTTCGCACCGAAATTACCAATATTTTTCATTTGGCCGTCCGGAGTCATAACGATAACTTGGCCATTCGCAAATTGTTTTGTTTCGACCTTGCCATAACCGCCCATATCTTGAATAGTGCCGTCGCCCATGTTATAGCGTACAATATGGCCGTTTTGTGCGCTAGCAAACTTGTAATCTGGCTTATCAAGCGCCGCAATGCTATTCAAGTTATTCATATCAATAGTGCCGGCGCCTACTTTACTTGCTAGATAATTGTATCTGGCAACGGCTGGCGCTAACCCTTTAACCCGTTTTGTGTTGTAGGTATCTACAACCGGGTTTCCGTCTTTATCTTGCGTAAATACAAGATTATTCATGATTTGTTGGCGCATTGGTTCAAGCACTTTTTCTTGATATTCGTTGACTTGTTGCGTATACATATTATTCACGTCGGTTTGATATTGTTCGTTGGCTAAACCTTGCGCCGTCTTGAAATCAAAACCAGCTTTAACAAGGGCGAGTGTATTCGCCCCTAGTCGTTTACGTGCTTCACTTGTTACAGTCGCTTTGTCTGGTATGGAGTATTGGCCCGGCGCTTTATCCTCATTGGTACTACCATTTTCTACCAATTTGGGCGCCCCACGAAAAGGGTTATTTGCCCTTTGTTGCATCATTTCTTGATACGTTTGCGGTACACCATTACCAATACCGGTATTGTTTAGATTTTCAAAGTTCCATAACCCTGTATTTTGTTGTGGTGGTTGAACTGGTGCGGCTGGTGCATCTGTGTTTGCTTGCATCGGTTGTGCTGGTGCTGCCGGATTTTGACCACCCCATAATCCTTGATTATTTGCCACTGCTTGCGCACCGAAGGAATTATTACGCATAGCGTTATTAATAAATTGTCCAGCGTTAAATTGTCCTTGCGTTGGCATTTGGCTTGCCATTTGTTGTGCCGGTGTCGCCTGTTCGCCACCGTTTAGCATATCTTGGTATCCATGCGCCATGCGGTTATTCTGAATTTGACCTAAACGATACCCGCCGTATCGGCCAGCCAATTCGCCGATGCTTTCCCACGGGTTATAGTCTTGTAAATAAATAACGCCCATTGTGTTATTCCTCTACTTTCTCCAATTTCTTACCTTTGGAAGTTTTCTTTGTTGTTTTTTCGTCTGTTACTCCGTCAGTATCTTCCGGGTTTTTATCTGTTGGATCGTTTGTTTCATCTGTTTCTTCACCAGTTTCTTTATCGCCTTTCTTGCCGGTGTTTTCAGATAGTTTCTTTGCATCTGCAATCGCTTTCAATTCTGCTTCGTTGATACCTTCCGCCATAATGCCGTTAGCATAGAAGAGATTATCGCCAGTACATTGCAATTCATATACTTGTTCTGTGATACCTGTTGGCTCACATACCGTAACAGGTTGATAGCCATGTACCGTCATGATTGGTTCACCGATTTCTAGTGCTTCAACCAGTTTCAAACCTTCCGGAGTGAGTACTTTTTCGCTACCTGTGGTGGTAACTTGGCAATCAATCGTTTCAAGGCGATGTGTTTCTTTTTCGCCCATATCATGTAATTCAATTACATCATTAACGGTATTTAAAGAAATAACATTATCACCATTTACAAAACTTTCAATAACTTTGCCACCTTCCGGTGTTGAAATTTCCGTACCCGCTATAAAACAAAAACCTTTCATAAAACCTCCTAAGAATCCGCCGTTACCTTGCTTAACCATTGTTTGTGCCGGTTGTGCAAGTCCGTATCGTAATGTCATATATCTGTTTAATAAATCTTCTTGATCCGCATTATTTAGTTGGCTCATAGAATAATAATCTTTAGCCGGTTGAGTAGATGCACTTTGTGTCGTTGCTCCGGTATTAATAGGGTTTTGCGCTAAACCCTCGCGCTGACCGATAAGACCCGCCGAAGTACCAGCATTATTCATTTGATTTGTATACCCTTGATTTAACAAGTTCGCTTGATTTACGATGCCGTTTTGTTGGTTATTGTAGGTGTTACCCCAAAGGCCCATTTTTGCACCGATGCCACTCAAACTATTATTAAACGCTTGCGAATTAAGCGCCGCCGCTTGGTTCAAATCATTTGCATATTGTGCCGCAAGTGTATTGGATGCGTTCTTGCTGATATCATTCAACGTACTATCAGTAATCGAAGAATTAACAATGCCACGACTTGCCAATCCAGAAACCGCATTACCTACCGTCGCCTGTAAATCATTGTTTAACGCTTGCCGTCTAGCATCTGCATAAGCCGTAGGAAGTTGGCCGTTTGTGATGCTATCCATTGCGTTTTGATTTTTCAATAATGCGCCGTTGTATTCATTCGCCAGTTGCCCCGCTCCGTTGTTCATAGCATCAACGCTGGCCCCTAACTGGTTAGCATATCTGGTGTTGTCAGTTAGGTTTTTTGCGCCAGCCGTCGCCACTTGATTTTGCAATGCAGCAAGTGCATTTTGGTTGTCTTTGTTAGTCCCCAAATATGCATTGTACATTTGCCGATATTGCGGACTAACTACATTATTTAAGGCTCTATCGCCCATACCTTGCAAGGTATTAGCGCTTTGATTGGTTCTATTTATCCAATCCATTTGGCCTTGTAATAGTTGCTTTTCTTCGGGGCTGGTCTGTGGTAGGTTAGCACCTATGCTTTGTACCTTCGATTTTTTGCCGCCACCGAATAATTGCAAGTCAAAAGTGAACATGCTTTTCCTTTCTACAAAGTAGCTTCAAGGTGTTTACGCACCGTTTTCAAAACTTTGTAATCAAACCCATTATAGGAATAGTCCATAGTTGGAACACGTTCCATGTTCCACTTTTTAATAAAACCGCGCACGCTGCGGTGTGTTGCCGTTACAATTGCATCAAGATCATTCAACTTCATTACTTCAACAATGTATTTACCTATTACCTTCATATCACCGTATGTTTGCCAGATAGTAAAATATCGTTCGCCTTCATGTTCGTTGATAGTCCAGAATAGAAAACCAGCATTAGGGAACCATTTAAAGTAGTAATTATATTTATCTTTGTAATTGTTGTTTTCATCGAAATAAAAACCACTTAGACTGACTCTTTCGCCTGTGCGCCGCTCATAATCTTTTATCATATGTTCAAGGCTATCAAGCTGCATTGTTATTCCCCTATTCGTTCAATTATTACTTTATTCCAATTATTACCGGCTACGACGTGGTTATTAAATGAACCACTTATTGAACATTCTAAACGATTGTTATTAGTAGAACCCGGAAAACTGATTGATACGGTTCTATTCCCGCTATCATTAACATTGATATTCCAGCTTCTTTTATTGCTGCCGTCAAGCGTTATACTATACTGACCTTTAGGGAAAAACAAAGTTGTACTGTATGCGCTTGTATCACTTGCACGGCGTTCCCAATAGTACCGCGTAAATTCTACCGCATCATACTGGATAGAATACGTCCGCCCGTTTATTTCGATTTTTAACGGTGTTGCATCGGTTCCATATCGTGCGTAGTAATCAACGCCGTTATATGTTACTGGTACCGATTTACCATTTGTTACGGATTTATTTGTGTTAAGTCCGAAACGGTATGTTTGGCCGTTCTTTTCTAGTACTAGATTAGGCATTATTCTACCCTCAATTTAGCGCCATTTGGGAATAAGAGGTTATTATTCTCATCAAATGTTGCTATCCTTTGCCATGCTCCCATAGTATTACTGTTGGTATCAAAGCGAATGTATGCGCCGTTACTATTTACAAAATATAATTGCGCACCTAGTACTCGTTGGTCGCCGTCAAATGTCCACGGAAAAGCAACCCCCATGCCCCAACGTTGTTTACCCCATACTGTATAGCCGTTTACCTCACCAACTAACATGCCGGAGTACCCAACACGGGTGTTAGACATTTTATTAAAATCAAGCGGATCATTTGTAATACCCGGAACTTTTAAAGTTCCTGTCATGGTATCACCTGTTTTTTTAACGCATGCTTCTGCATTTTTTGCCGTATCTGCACTTGCTGCATGTTTAGCTTCATCTGCATTAGTTGCGTGTTTGGCTTCGTTTACAGTGTCCGTTTTCTTGTAATAGACTTTTTCTAAATCTTTTATTGTTTCGGATATTGCTTTTAATGTAGTTGTTGGGTTAGCGGTGAATGTTTCATCACCAGCTATTTTTTTGATTGCATCAGCGAATGCATTAAGTATTTCTGTTAATGCATAGTCCTTACCGTCAACCATACGTTTACCAATTACGGCATCTGTAGCAGTATTGATAGTTGGATCATAATACTTAATAGACTTTACACGTGTAGCATCTGTTACGGCGATTGCTACCACTACGCGTAGAATGTTTTTCCAGTATGTGCCGGTGTATACATTCATTTTTTCGCTTGTAGTATTGTAGTACATCTTATCTGTAGCCGCTTCCGGTGCGTTTGGTTGGCGTAATGGTTCAAGTGTTGTGCTACCATAACTTAGGCCCCCAGATGCGGAGCGTTCAACGTACAAATACGATGTACTATTAGCCGGTAGGTTCCATGCACTTTGCTTACGTGTTACTGTTTGCACATAATCAACCGCGCCATAATCGTTGAACCCGTCAGCGAATGACAAAAGAACTGGTGTTTGACTGCCGTCAATCATTACGCTTAAATTATCACCGGTTAAAAAGGCAAATTCACCATTGCTAACCTTGCCACTTAACACGCGATTACGTAGGCCGCCACCGCCGACACCAGTACCGCCACCGGCTTTTAAGTCCATTTCTTTTGCAATATTTAATAATTCATTCCGGTTTTTCTCTATACTTTCCGGTACTGTATCGCCCTGTGGTGTAATATCCAAAGGGTATTTTTCTTTATATGCCATTATTAAACCTCTTCATACGTATAATCTAACTGGCGTAATGAAATAGCGCCCTTTTGAACATTGATTTTGAATTGTACGTTACGGTTAGCACCGCCACCAATTTTATAAGCCTTCGTGTACTCGTTGACGTTCATCAACGCTTTATAATCATAGGTCTTAAAGTTCGCATAGTAGGTTTTAACCGCCTTGCTTGCGAACTCAATTGGCTTAGGCTTTTTGTTTGAGATGCCAATAGTACCGTATCCGGGTATTAGGTTATGCGTTACAAAATTGTAGTTCATAATTAATATGAATTGTCTTGTTGCCAACCTATTGCCGCTTACGATTGACGTCTGAATTTGTACGCTATCATCTGTATCTATGGTTTCGTCAAGAATACCGATTTTATTGCCATAGGCTATATATACATCTTTATCTACATTCACCGCATCATTAATGTTGTATGTGAATTTACGCGATGTGAACACGCCGCGCCCGTCCTCATATCTAGGTAAATAATGATAGATGAATACTGTATCACCGTTATATGGTCGTATCCAAAGTTGCTTACGACTAGGTATATGCCACGCTTCACAATCCTTTGTAATGTATTTCAACAGATACGAATTGATGTTCAATCCAGTTTCAAACGGTTGTATTTCTGCATAGGTATTAGTAGGCATAAAAGACATAAACCCTTGATTGCCTAAATAATAGCTACGATCATCAATGCTTATCGTTGCACCGCTACAATAACCAGTAGAAGAAAGCGGGTATACCGTTAAATTTCGTGCATCTGGCGTACCAATGACTTGATACACGCGCCCGTATTCCTTATATACGATAATTGCACGTGATAAGAAATCAACGGCAATAATGCTGCCTTGGTCTTTATACCCTACATCTACATATTGCGCACTAGATGCATCATTTGAGTTGTGAGTCCATACGTTATAGTCGCCTACGGCTGACCAGTTTAACCGGTGCGAATGAGTAGATGCAACAAGTACACGCCCAGAATGGCTTGATACTATATCACAAACAGGACTTTCTAGTGTTGCCAACTTGCCAGCACCAGAAATAACTTGCAGTTTATCACCACTAGCAATAAGAATATCACCACCAAATGCATGATATTTAGGCTTCCCTATGCCATTTAACGCACCTAGTAATTTATTAGAACTGAAATCCGTTTCGTATAGATTACGTCCACTAGAAAAGTACCATTTATTACGGTACACATCATAATACAAGGTTTCGACTGGCAACCCAAAATCATACAATACACGAACGCCCGGAACGGTACGGAGTGCATTATCCGTTCTATCAAATTCGCATTGTCTAGCCTGTGTTAAGGCTTGCACATCGATATTTTCCGGCGGGTTGCTCCAATCAAGGCCCAATCTGAAGCCATTTGTCATAGCCACTTGTTTTACGCCCATTATGTTATACCCCGTGCCACCTTAATTTGTTCCGTGATGTAGTCTATAAACTGCTTGTCATAGGCGGCGTAATCAGTCATGAGTGATTTCTTCTTTACCATAAACGATACTAACTGCACCAAATAACTATAAAAGAATTCAGAAAACGGAATAGTATCGTCCATTTCATCAACGTGATTTTTACGAACGCTATAAAATACTTGATTAACCGTTTCGCCGTCATAGGTTTCAAATGTTCCGTTAATGATGCGGATAGGATACCCTGTTTTAGGTACAAACCCCATGAAATCAGAAGGAACCGCCCTTTTATCCGGTATATCCATATTCTTAACTACTTCACGATCTTTAATGCTAACCAATATAGTAGTTAGCCAGTCAATAGCGGCGTTGATGTACTGGATATATTCTAGTTGCTCGTCAAGAATTTCGTTTGACTCTACATTAACAAGAGTAATCAATTCGCTTACGACCATAGTTCCAATACCCTTCCGCAATTACGCAATCATTACCACCCAAACCATTATTAATTGATTGCAACGCATTAACCATATTTGCTGAAATTCCAGAAATATCAAGGTTCATTACACGATATACGATATAATCAACTAACAATGTTTCTAGTTCCGCCGGCAAGTCGCTTTCATCTTCGAGCATCTTATAACCAGCAGTCTTTATATAATCAACGGTTATTTTTTGCTCATGATCCGCATCAAATACAACCGTTTGTAAATTCAATACTTGATACCCTTGCACGTCCGCATCATCTGCTTTGACATTCAATATGCTAATACATTGAAACGGCAATACAATTCGCCCACGCCCTTTACCTTCAAAAGTACCTCTTGCAAGGCTTGGGCAATATTGACCGATTAGGGCATTTAACAGATGATTACCTTCGTTGTAATACTCCAATAAGTAATACGGAGTATATTGTTCTTGCGAGGTATCACCTATCTGCATGAACGCCCTATTGATTATGTGTTTTACGTTCATATCCACCCCATATAAGAATAAAGGCGGGTGTTACCCCGCCTAGACCTTTGAAATTACGCTTCTACTACGCCACCAGTCATAACATTGATTACGCCGTAATCTTTGTTGTCAAACTTGGATTTTTCGATTGCACCATAGAAAGCGATGCCGTTACCTTCTACGTTGCCGTAGTCGTCCACTTGTTTAATGTGTTTCGCTGGGCGAGATACCGCAAAGCATGCCGCTTGTTTACCCAATAACAAGTTATGACATACGTTAGCGTTAGATGCACCTGTTTTGTCGTTCAATACGCGTTCGTATTCGTACAAAATAACGCCGTCATATTCGCCTAATGCACCTGTGAAGATAGGGTTTTTAGAACCGCGAATATTAGCGTTTTGTTGTGCTGCTAACCATTTCGCATCATCTTTCAGATCACGGGCCGCCCACGTAGATACCAACATGATGTATTTATCCATGCCGTCAACCTTGATTGGGGCAACTTTTGGCCCGTGCATTTTCGCTTTACGTTTCGCACGAGAGATAAGCGTAGTTGTTAGCTTATCATTCGCCGTGATAGATGCTTGTGTACCAGCCGCGGAAGCATACAATGTTTCACCAGCGGTAGGAGATGCGGAAAGTTTAGCGATTAACTTGTTGTCTTGCCAATCAGCTAACCATTGTTTTAACGCACCTTTGATTTCTTTTAACATATCGTACTGTGTTTTTTGATCATCCGCTTCAAAGCGAGATACTGCATTACGTACTAATTGAGTTTGTACTGTAAAGTCGTAGATGTTCAATGTTTCTTCGTTGCCGGTCAATGTCGCACGGTTACCTTCAACACCGGCACCGCTTAAATTCATCATCAAGCCGAATGTTACTGCATCACCTTTTACGCCTGTAAGATCTTTGTTTTTGTGTACAACGTTAGAGCCATCAAGTGCGGTGAATTTATCGAAAAAGGACTCTTTCAAACCTTCATGCCATACCTTTTTAGTCCAAATTTTAGGGACTAACGCCGCTGGGATAGTTACTTGATTTCTTTGTTCTGCCATATATTACCTCTTATAATTCGTCAAAATATTTGCGTACATCGTCCGGCAATGCATCAAGATTGCCTGTGTCATACGCTTTCAAAATATCTTCTTCCGTTACCTTGTTAGGTGTAGGAACGCCACCATTGAGTGCGCCAGCCTTAGGCAATGTCGCCGCTACTTCTAGTGGGTTGTTTGGTACTTCGGTACTTGTCGCCCGTTCATTTTGCAATTCATCAACAAATTTTCTAATGGTTTCAAAATCGGCTTCAGTACCTTCGCCCTGATCAACACGATAAAATGCATCGTTAATCGGTTGTGCATCACGCATCGTCATTCCGTTTAACTTCTCTAAACCGCGTTGATACAACTCGTTAAAGTTTGGTAGCGATTTAATTTCATTTACGAAATTTAGATTAGTTTGTCGTTGTTGGTGTACTGCGATTTGCTGATTAGTAATCGCATATTCTGCGTTGGCTTCAAAGCGAATGAACTCATTGTACTTTTCAGCATCTTCATACATCAAACCTTCTAAATCTTCCGCCGTCATATTGAAACGTTTCAACGCTTCACGGCGAACGAAATCACGAATATTTGATACTTCTTCTTGTGGCAATTCAATCGGCTTTTGTTGTGCTTCAAATTGTCTAGCACGTTCTTCCGCCGCTTTTCGTCTTGCGCGTTCCTGTGCAAGTGCCGCTTTTAAGTTCTGATCGTTCGCATGAGTTTCTTCCGTTTCTTCGTTAGTTTCCGGCGTTTCTGTTTCTACTTCCGCATCATTCGCATCACTTTCAGCCGCATCATTTGTAGAGGGTTCATCTGTTGCAGTTTCCTGTGTACCCGTTTCTTCGGTTGTTTCTTCCAGTTCTACGCCCGCGTTTTCCAAATCTTCCGGAGTGAAACCAGCTTCTTCGATGTTTACTAAATCTTTTTCCATATCAAATACCCCTTATTGCCTTTTTACGTCATTGCCGGACGAATATAAGAATATGGCAGTTTAACGCCGTTACCGGGCGAATATGTAAGTGCAAGTAGTTTAACGCCATTACTTAGGGCGAAATATAAAAAACGCCCCATATAGGAGCGTTTTATTATTGTGTTGATAGTTTATATTACATACCGCCTAAATCGTTCATAGGTGGCAAAATTGGCGGCGCATTTTGAATGTTTTGTTGTTTGCCTTTCAAGGCTAACCGTTCCGCCATGATTTGCTGCGGTGAAATCTCAACCCCTAGCGTTTGTAAGTACATGCTCAACGCTTCCGCTGGCATATCATCTAGGCTACCGCTAACACGCAATTCTGGCATAGCCGGCTTTTCACTTGCTTCTTGAATACGCTTCTTGACGGTTTCTTTTTCTGGGAAGTCCATGAAATCAAGGATAATATCCATAGGAATATCAACGCCGGATTTCTTAGCTTCCAATAATTGATATAGGTTAGCCTTACGAGCCGTTGCGCTTGCTTGGCTAGTGCTAATCACAATATCAAAGTCAAAACAACTCAAATCATACAATACTTGTTTGATTGGGTTTCCTTCTTCATCTACTTTAGGTTGTCCAAACGGATCTGTGATAATTTGTTCTTGCATTGGCTGACCTAACTCAGGCTGAATTTGCACAAATTCCTTCTTGCCGTCATCGCCCAAAATCCGCATCGCTTTTTCTTGATTGTAGAATTGTGGAATTAAACCCGGAGCATTCTTTTCACCCCATAGTAATTTAACAATCTGCAATTCTGCTTCTTTTGTTTGTGCAAAAATATCCGCCGTTTGTACGGTAGTTACTGATTGGCGTAAGTCGATTGCCTTACCACTCATAGAACCAATGCTACCGGAAAGACTTTCCGGAGTGATGCCGCTAATTGAATAAAAGTCATTGTCCGCTTGTTGTTCCAAAGTCAGACTAATAGCACTATCCATTGACGGCGTGCCGTCTTGGAATGTAACGCCCGGTTTCAAGAATATATTTGCTCCCGGTGTTGTGCTTTTCTTTTCAATCGTTTTCTTATCATGTTCATCTATTTGGCCTTGCCAGAATTTCACACCTAAAGACTGTTGATTAACAACGTGCATACGTTGACTTCGGTTTTTATTCTTTTCACGTTGCGCATCTTTAAGATCGCGAACTACGCCGGCTGGTTCTAGTTCATCATCTACCAATTCACCGGTATAGTAGCAATATTCACGCACTAACGGGAATTTACCATGCTTATAAGGACTTTCGCCTTCTTCTAGCAGTACATCATCGGCGAATGTCGCATATCTGATTTTAGTATCTGGTATGCTAGTAGGTTTCTTGCCCATAGCCATTAACACAACAAATAGCGGGTTGCTTTCATCAATTAACCCCTCTTTAGTCATGTAAACATTCTTTTTGCCATATTCCTTGTACCAATATTGAACTACACGAACTTTTTTATACTTTTCGTTGTACCATAACGACTCACCGTTAATGGTTTCAACCGTGCCGGCTTCTAGTTCTGTATCGTCATATTTATGGCTCAACAAATCAATCTCATTAGCTTTATCCGGATATACCTGTTTTAGCTTTCTTGTGCTTTCCCAGCTATACCGGCCAACGAATTGAGCATCGCTTAGATTCTCTTCTGTGCTTTCCGGATCTACGAACACATCAAACGGAGAAACGCGGTCGATTTTAATGGCGCCGTCTAACTTCGTATAGTCAAATTCATAAGATACCCAGTAATTAGCTAAACCGCATATGATTTTATCGCGGAAACATTTGCCCTTGTTTCGTTGATAGTGCGCACGGTCTAAACAGTATTTTGTGATACCTTTAGCAACTCGGCTTATTCTATCATCTTCTTCGGAGCGCGGCAAAAAGTCCGGCTCCGTTTCGTTCTGCGACGCATAACCGCACAACAGATTAACAGTTGCCCGTATTCTATTGATTGTAATCACAGGGCGACCAGCTTCACGCATCTTTTTTAAATCGGCATCTTCCCATTGTTTGCCCTGCATAAATGCATAATCTTCGGCAGCACTTTGCCGCCATTTTGACGTAGCACTTAATGCGCTTTTAACGTTCGCTTTCGCTTCGTATATATCGAATGTTTGTTCTATGTTCATTACTCCACCATTTCAGAACCATATATCATATCGTACATTTGTTCTATTTGCCATTGTGGCATAGCTTGCGCAAATTCCGCTAACTGTGCATCGGTGTATTTCGCCGGAATAATAACGCCCTTTTCTTCACGTTCGCCATATTCTGACTTCAACACTCTAAAAGCGTAATCACGCAACGCCCTTTCACTCATACGCCCCATGCAGTAACTTCCCCTTCTATATCATCATCATATCTATAACCATCATTAAATGGTTTCTCTGGTTTCTTAGGTGTGATAGGTCGACTCATGCAAAAATACCTAAACTCATCATATGCATGATCTTCTTGCGTTGTATCCACATCTTCCGGCTTGCTTTCGTCATACACTAACTCTGGTAACGTTCTTAAAATATGTTTACACGTAGAGAAGAATTTGATTTTTTTCTCCCTTAGGTAGGTATGAACCATCATCTTACCCGGGATGCGTTCAGAATTAGACCTAGTGAAGTTAATTCCATGACGTGCAAATATCTCCGCGATAGACTCACCTTGAATGCTCCACTTCATGCGGTCGTCTTTCTGCCATATCGCTCTATCAGCTATATCATATGCGTATGTTTCACCCTTACTTAATCTAGCCATTTCGGCAGCCACTTCATCGGGTGTTAGTTTTAACCCTACATCCGGCTCACCTGTGCAACCGTAATATTCACGGTAGCAATGCGCTACACCTTCATAATCAATAGCGTACCAATGTATGCTAAACGGTTTACTAAATCCCCAGTCCATAGAACGAACCCGTATCCAACCTTTAGGAATTTCAAAAGGTTCCTCTACGTGTACACTTCGATTGAATTCGGTGAATACTTGCCCAATGAATACATCCCAATCGCCATACAAGAACGCTTTCTTTTCTTGCTCCGGTAATGCTTCTAAACGTTTGACATAACTCGGATCGTTCGCCATAAGAACATAGTTATCGTAAACTTGCGCCGGTATAAACACCTTTTCAAGTCCAGTAGTTTCATCAATAACAGGATTTTCCCCATAATTTGTGGCTTCTACATATTTACGCTTTACCCAACCATGCCCACGACCTCCGGGGTTGCAACTACCACGAAAACGAACAGGAAAACCTTTTGCACTACGTAAGCAAGCCGTTAATAACTCCGCCGTTCGTTCTGTATGTTTTGTTAGTTCATCAATACCTAGATAATCAAATTCTTGGCCTTGATAACCTTCGGCATCTTTATCATTTTTCACATACCTAAACAATACCTGACTACCATTTTTTAAGGTGGCTATATGCTTTTGGTCTGAATACTTGTATAATTCAGCCGGCACACTTCTAATCCACTCTCTAATCACATTGGCTTCTAAATTCGGGTATGTTTCACGAAATATATAACAATGACTACCCGGATACGTTAAGGCGTAAATAAACACGTCCATAATCAATGATTTTGTTTTACCGCCACCACGAGCGCCGCCATATACGGCATAAGGTGCTTTTGTGTTGTGGAATATATTTTGTTTTTCATTAGGTTTATAGTCGATTGTTATTTCCATATTTGATAGATTTATACAAAAAATGAGATATATCGCCGTGGATATACCTCATTTAATGATAGATTTATGCAATTACCTATTATTCTTTATTCATATTACTAAACACAACCTTAATCGGTTCACCGTCCGCCCCGCTAATTTCTTGCTTATCAGTAAACATCTTATAGCGTTTACCAAGCAATTCAGCCGCTTTTATCCTATCATTTAACGCCGGATCTAAACCGAACTGGTCGGGAATATCACCACGCATCGTACTAGATAAAAACTGCATTACCTCGTCGGTATCAGCGATGCTATTTTCTTTCATTTCTGCTAGTCGTTCGTCTATATATTGTTTTACGTCAACTTTTTTCAACAGTCGACTACCAGCCGAATACGCCGTTCGTTCACTATAACCAGCCTTTATTGCTGATTGCGTGGCGTTCGTAGTCTTTAGCCATTCTTCTGCAAATATTAACTCTTTAGGTTTTAATTTAATATCACTCACTACGTTCACCACCTTTCAACACATTAACTAAATATATTAACAACTCATGTGGCTTTGATGTATCGTATTCAGCCACTTTCTTATATAGTTGTCCCTCTTTGAATGGGTTTTGTTTATACTTCTCTGGGAACGCTCTTGCGTATTCTGCTTCGCTATACATACGACTCACAATAAATACTTTAAATGGCTTATCCCACTTACTCCATGATTGGCGAGTATCAATAACATACCTTAAACCCTTTTTAACTCGTAATGCCGTAATTACTTTTTTAATTTTAGGCATGTAGTTCATTGATATTCACCCCCTTATTTTAGAATGTTATTGTCTTTTGTTTTCATACGCCTATGTGATCGCTGACATATTCCGGCCGCTTGCTTAGATGCGTGTTGGCTAGTGCAATATGTTTGGCATCGTCCGTTATATTCGATTGTTTCAGCCGTGCATATGCCGTGCTTATCATTGTTTAAACAATGCTTTCTATCGCAATGAATTTGCGTCATATTGCTATCCTTTCAAATAATCATATTTCACATTTCGTGTAATTTTAAAAACACGGTTGACGCGTCGCGGTTACCGTGTTATACTCTAATCAAGGTAAGGGGAACGAACCCCAATAGTTAATCACAAGGAAAGGAATTATATCATGGCTCATAAAATAGTTCTAAAAACAAATAAAGGGGATTGCATAGGTAATCCCCTTACCAGAATACACGTCGCAGGCGTAAGTGGATTTTCCAGAATGCGTGATGTACGAGTAGGAGACCGCGTCCAAGGTTCTTATATTGTCAATACTGTAACGCACGTCGTTACAAATTCCCAAGGAGATACCCCTTACAGTTGGGGTGAAGGTTGGGGGACGGAGGTTAAATAATGACTACTTCAAACAACAAAATAAAAGAGGCCCGTTTAAAAGCGGGTCTCACTCAAAAGGCTGCTGCTGAATATTTAGAAATGCCGCTCCGTACCTTCCAAGATTGGGAATACGGTTCTAACGCCCCTAAATATGTAATCAATATGGCGGTTAAAATGTTGTCCACAATTCAAAAGAATAAATAGGAGAATAAAACAATGCAAATGACTCAAAAGCTTTATGACGTTGAAGACTACATCACATGTGAAATTCTTAAACGCAACATTACAGAAGAAGAGGTTTACAACTTCTTAAAATCGCAACCACCTTTAAAAGCTTTTATGGTGAACGATGAAGTTGTTTTTACTTCCAGCAATCTTACAAAACAATCTATAGCTTTCCTATTTGAATAATCAATAAAAGAGTACCAACAAGAAATGAATAATCAAATACGCCAAATGTTAGCCGCTAGATAATAGCGGCTTTTTTAATTACTCAAAACTAAACACGCCACAACTTAATGTGATCTAGCGCCAAAACAATTTGGGTTAATTTGGTCTAAAACCTTTACATAATAAATGCAGCATGTTTAGTTTTCAATAATCAAATGTTCATTTTATACAAGAAATGGGATATATCGCCGTAGATATACCCCATTTTATTTTTGTTTTATTCATTTTGTTTGTATGTTCTAAACAAATACCGGCAATCTATGAAATCGTACAAATAGTTATGATATTAGGAAGTACATATTTAACAAGGATCGTATCTCAAATGGCATGTGTTCGTGAAAGGAATTTAACGCCGGTATCTGTTTACAACACACAAGGGGAACGTTTATAGTTCCCCGCGGTGTCGTATGTTTAATAGGAGAATTTAGTCAATGTCGTTCAAAGCTACATATGACACTATAATTATACTATATTATGCTTTTCCGCATGTTTCCGATATAGTCCGATATATTCCGACTTTTACCGTTTTAGCGGTATGTATGCTAGGGTAATATGTATGGTGCAAATAATACCCTACCTTAATGAGTCCAGCCGTCTTTAGTTCGCTTGCTTGCGACTTTTCTAAATCTGTAAAGTATCTAGCATGCTTAGCACTTTTGCCGTCAACATATTCACGCATCAATAGTATATTTTCTTTTCCTTTTGTGCATGTGTTAATAATATCCGCTGCGGTTTCCCGCTCGTCAATCAACGCCCCTATTTCCTTTTGTGCTGCATCGCGCTTACTTTCAAGGCGTACTATTTGACGGTCTAACCCGCCCGGCGTTCCGCCACCGCTTAAACGTTCCTTACTATAATCAATTGCCCCGATTGTTGTTATATCGGATTGCAAATGCTTTAGATCTTCTTTCAATGATTTAATTTTCATTGTAATTAATTTAATCGGTTCTAGGTACTCTTTGGCTAATTCTCTGTATTCTTTATCCGTCATATATTCCTCTTTATTTCATATTTTTAACTGTTTCCCCTAACATGTTTAAATAGTCTTGTAAATTACCTTTGATAGCATCATTCACTAATTGGATATTATCAGTTGTTACATAGTGCGCCAGTAACATTTTATACATCATATCTTTTGTTGGCACAAATATAGAAATTGATAACGATATCAACCACGCCATACCAATAACCTTCGCCAACTAGACTTACAAGATAAGAAACAGTTCCACTGACTTCTGAGTTAATAACAAACTCCGTGCAGCCACATTCAGGACATTTTCCTACTTGTTTCATAACTTCATATCCATTCATATAATCACCACCTAGAACGGAACATTCTCATCGACACCATTGTTTTCAAAACTATCAAAATTGCTTGGTGCGTTATCATCGTTTAACAACGATGTTCCTACAAAGCCAGCTACCACTTCTGTTACATATCGTTTTTGACCATCTTGTGTTTCATAAGAACGTGTTTGAAGTCTACCCTCAACGAACGCTCTATTGCCTTTACGCAAGTTGCCTACACTTTCACCTAACTTCCCCCAAGCCACACAGTTGACGAAAGCAGTTTGTTCTTTCGTTTCGTTTGTAGCGCTATCAATATATGTATTGCTTGCCGCCACCGTAAAAGTTGCCACCGCTCGACCAGATTGTGTATAACGTACTTCCGGATCACGTGCAAGATTACCCATTAATTGAACACTATTCATATATAATTCCCTTTCTATTTTCTAATTCTATAGGGCAAATTTAAATGATTTATCCCTTTTGCTATTTCGTCCTTATGATTTATCATTAAGTCTTTTAAAATTCCATACAACGCATTTAATCGATTTTTGACATTTGAAACAATTCATTTCAGCACCCCCAGAATTAGCTCTTTGCTTTCCTTTGAAATATCAGCATTTTCTACCAATTTTTTAAGGTCTACCGGCTCGAACTTTTCAACCTCTACCAGATGCCCATTGTCTAGCATCTTAATTTCTGTTTGTGGCATGCTAAGTTCTGCCCGCTTTCGTGCTTCCATTAATAAGCCATTATGCTTAATGCTTTCCGCAATTTCCATGTTCTTTTGTTCACGTGCTGCCAGTTGTTCATACGCCTTACAGAATTGGCTCATCACTGCGCTTTCGTTGTAGCTTTGGCAGTTTCTTGGATCAAAGAAACTCCATACAGTTTTAGCCGCTAGCCTTGTAATACCTTCCAGTTCATCAAGGCCTTTTTCATACCCTACTTGACTAGCTTTCTTGCGCACAATTCCCCATGCATCTTGCGCTATTAGCCGTTCTTGCTTTCCGTTCACATATCCGGAAATTTCCGCCGCCTTCTTGCGAATAGTTGCGACAGAAGGCGCAAACTCGCATGTATTAATGCATTGCTTGATTGCTTCGGCCAATGTTACCGGGTTCATATCTTCCAGCATGTAGGCGTACATTTTAACCTTCGCACTATCGAACTTGTCATATATCAATAGTTGGCCCGTAGCTTTCAATATTTCCGGTTTCATCTGTTCCCCTTTCTACCGCATCAATCAGCGCGTTAAGTTCTGCAACCTTTCGTTCTGTATCCGTCATAGTTGCCATTTCGTTTGAATTGAGATATGTATCAAAATGGCTAGGTGCAAATAAGGTTTTAGGTGTCAGATATTTTTCTAGTTTTGTACCTTTCCACTCACGGCATTTTTTATCAATCACAGTTTTAAAATCATCAACGGTATAACCTTCTTTTAATCGGGATCTAATCGCCTGTACGTACGGTTTAGTTGTTGGCTTAAATTTAGAACCGGTTTTAAAATTAAGATATTCGATAATTTCAAAGTGAGATTTATCCACATCGTCATGTGCAACATGACATAATGTTTCTATTCTATTCTCTTCTTCTCTTATCTTATCTATTCTTATCTGTGTATCCAGATTGTATCCATTTTGTATACATTTTGTATCCATACAGGTATTATCTGGGTTCATCGGTTGTTTAACTACTTCATAAACCTTGTTTTTTAACTCAACGCGTTTTGCTTCCGGTAATTCTGATTTTGAATAACGGTCGCTTTGAACATAGTTATGTATCCGCCAATGTCTAATGACAATAACACCCGTTTCAAAGCCAATCACAAAACCTTTAGCAACAAGCAATTTCAAATCATCGTCTTTACACCCAGTAATTCGCATGATGCTTTTAGGCGATTGAATAAAACCGTCATCATCTGCCCTTAGCAACAAGTGGAAATAAAGGCATTGTGTACTTTGTGGCATATCTAAGAAATTATCAGTATCAATAATTTTCTTGGACATCATTCTTCGTTCTGCCATTTAATACCTTTGTTCCTTTCTTTTAATATTTCTCTAATCTGTTTAGCATCGCTGCCATGTGCTTTTGTATGGCAATCACGGCATAAGCAAGCCAGATTATTCAAATTTGATAAACCACCATGTGACCTAAACTCTATGTGATGAACCTCGGTTGCCATTGCACCGCATAGAACACATAGGCCCTCATCTCGTTCATATGCCCATTTTCTGGTACGGGCATATAGTGCGTTATCCAGTCGCTTCCTTTTGTTCATTATTCCCCCATTCATTTATTAATGAGTTGATATAGTCGTTATTTTCTAGTGGTATGTTTAGTTGGTTGCACTCATCAACAAGTGCATCAATCAAACGCCGCATTTCATCTACCGTGTAAACGCTGCTACCATGATATGCACGCATAATGGTATAGCCTTCCGTTTTGGCTGGGCCGGCATTTTCCGCATGCCAGCCTAACCCGTGGCCTTGCCAAATTTCAATAAAACGGCCTATAGCATCGTTTTTAATTGGTATATAGGTAAACGTACCAGCTTCCATTAAAACCCGCTTGTACACCTCGTTTTTTGAGATGTAGGCGTTTTTTGAAAGTTCCTTTGCAATCTTTTCGCACAATACCCACGCATAAGCATTGGCATTTAACGAACGGCGTTTTACCTTCCGTTTGATTTCAACGATATATTCAACTTCCGGATCTAACTTATTTAACGTTTCGTCTTTTGGAGCGGGAATTAATATGTTATAGCCAATAGACTTAATGACATTAATTCCCTTTGTAATCCATTTCATTAAATGCGGTCTCCGGCATTTTCATGCAACAATGCTTGTTCGTCATTGTCATATAGGGTAAAGCCTTTGTTTTCTTCTTCCCCGTATTTTTTCAACCATTCAAGGGCCGCCACCATTTCAAAGGCATCTAACATCGCAAGGCGCGGTTTTTTAAATTCCGCCGCAATGTATTTTGTGATTTCTGCTGGTGGTACCTTTTTAGATTTTTGCAACGCTACAAATTCATCGTATCCTTTAACGTGCGTTTCTTTTGGTTTAGTTGTTTGCGCTGGTGTTGATACTGGTTTTTTGTTTTGTGAATTATCCATAAAATCAGCATCTTTTGTGTCGTCAATACAGAATAAGCCGTTCAATGCGTATTTTCGTGCGTAAGATGATGCTGAACCAGTAATTTGGCTTTCGTCCATACCTTTTTTATCGACGCTTTCACGAGCAAATGCGGTTGTTACGATTTCATCTTTACCGTCCGTAATTTTTGCAATACCTTTGACATAATAGCGTTCGCCAATCATTACGATTTCATCGCTTAACAACGGCACAACATCATGTTTTGCACATAACGGCTTTATCGCTTCTAGGATATCTTCACAGTTTCTATAGTTATAACCGCCAAATTTATTGAATTGACTTTTAGGCGCTTTTAATTCTGTTTGTATTGCAATAAGTTTTTGATGTATTGTTTTAGCTGCCATGTGATCACCTACTTAATATAGAAATTTTGATTTACTTTGATTTCTGCACCGTCTACCGTTTCACCGGCTTTAATAGCTTTCTTAATAGCCGTTTTATCGGCCTTAATTTCAACCTTTGTGTAATCAGCTGGGATTACATCAAGATTTGTAATTTCAACGCTTTCAGATTTTCTATAGCCGCATTTAAAAGTACCAACTGTTAGCGTTTCAAGACCTTTTTCTTTTAGTGCGAATTCGACGTTATTTTTTAGCCGTTCAACAAAGTTTTCTTTTGTTTTCTTCATTGCAGTTAAACGGTCGATTTCTGCTTTAATGCCAGCAATATCGCTTTCTGTATTTTTGATAAATTTACCTGTGTTTTCTAGTTTTTCTTCAATAGATACATTAATCATTTCTAATGTATCTTGAATTGCTTGAATTTCTTCTTCCGTTTCCGCTGCTTCGAGCATTGCGGATAGTTCCGCGTAATCTTTGTTTAATTCGTAGATACTAGCCATTTTTATTTATCACCTTTCAATAACTCAATAATTATTTCTGGTTCTTCGTTTGTTACATTTGTTTTCATTAGCGTTTCATAACCGCCCATTTTTACATAAGTCATTTTGTCGTTGGCGATTGCGTACACAGTATAAGTAAATAAAACTTCCCCATCTTTCTTTTTTAGCGAAACCCTAAAATTTAGAGAAATATTTTCTTTCGCTAGTTTTTCGGATAGTTCTATATACATAGCAAAAACTTCGGCGATTTGTTCTTTATTTAATTCCCAATCCATATTTTCACCTTGCCACCTTAACCGCTATTGTGTAATATAGGGTTAAGATGCTTTAATAACTCACTTTTCGCATCTGCCCTTTGGTAACTGCAATTACTAAAGGGCCTTTTTTATTTCGTCAATGTAGATGCCACCATATAATAGTGCTGCGCCTAATAACCCTTGTAATACCGCTTCATATAACGTGATATTGTCAAGTTCTAAACTGCCCGGCGTGCCTATCAGTAAGATTGCACCTATAACTTTAAAAACAGTTGTCATTCTAATTCTCCTGTGATCACTAGCATTTGGCTGGTGATTTTTCTTATACCCATTTTTAGTTTTTTTATTTTCTTCTTGTAATTGTTCTACCTCTGCTTTCAACTTCCTATATGCCATCGGTGTATATTCATCATCTAGTCCTACAAGGCTTTCAACTTCCTTTTTGCTGAACCTAACGCCAGCTACGTTTTTTATTTGATGAAGTATGCCTTGATTTCTCATGTTGTATACACTTGTTTCTGTACACTTTAGAAGTTTTGCTACATCAGATACTGTGTAAACTAAACTTTACATTTATCCCTCTTTTCTAACCAAATCATCTACAGTACATCCGAGGTAATTTGCTATTTTTAATAAATTACCTACGCTAGGGATTGATTTTTGATGTTTCCAATTACTCAATGCGGATTGTGATACACCTGTATCTTTGGACACTTGATAATTAGAAATATTTTTCATATCCCTATATTTTTGATAATTACTATACAATTCTTTACTTCACCTCCTTTTTAGTGATATACTTTATGTATATAAAGTAATGCAATTATCTATACTTCATTATCGTGAAGTATCCTCAATCAAAATATACTACACGATAGCGAAGTAATCAAGTAAACATTCTTTAAATTTCATAAATTTTTCATTAACAATTCAAAGGTGAGAAAATGTTTGAGAGAATTGAGCAATTAATGAGAGAGAATAATGTTAGTGCTTATAAGCTATCTAAAGAAACAGGTATTGCACAATCAACATTAAGCAGTTGGAAACATCAAAACAAAATTCCTCGTGTTGATTTATTGCAGAAAATAGCGGATTTTTTCGGCGTTGAAATCGGATATTTAACAGGAAGTTTGGACAAAACAAAAGAGACACCTAAAATTCAAAGAAAAATAGATGCCTCAACTGTTAATTTAAAAAATGTGAAAGTGATGTTCTATGGGGATTATGAACTTACTGAACAAGAGAAGAAAATGGTTGAAAACGTTGTTAAAGGGGTTATTTCATCACGTAAAGACGAAAGGAATAAAAAATAAATATATAGGGGTGTAGTATGAAACGTATGTATCCTATTGTGTTAGATATTATTAAAGAAAATCGGTCTAATGATCCGGATGTTATTGCTAAGAATTTACGCATTAGTGTTCACTATAGATCACTACCAAAGCAGTTAAAAGGGCTATTAATAAAAACACCATTTTCAAAGGATATTGTTATTAACTCAAAAATAGATGTAAATCATAAAAAAGTGGCATTAGCACATGAATTAGGTCATGTTATATTACATAAGGGTGGGTATAACTTATTTGATATTGACCTATTGACAGATAGGGATAAAAAAGAAAAAGAATATCAAGCAAATAAATTCGCTTTTTTATTAGTAGCGCATACCTGTTTAAGAAATTCACCGAAAATGATTGATAGCATCCGCAACGAAAAGAAATTAACTTTTAACGATACAATAGAGTTACTTAAAATATTTGAACGTACAGGTTGTTATATTTAATAATTAAAGGAGGGGATTGTTAATGGCTTTCTTTAACTCTATGAACCGCTTGAAGTTTTCTATTTTATTTATAACTTATGTAGTTATTCAATATGTTCTTGGATATATAGTTGTTCCAGCGTTAGCCGCTTACTACCACAACACAACAATCAATATGATTACTATATTGATTGGCGTTTCTCTTTATGTATTAATTGTTTTTTGTGCATATAAGAGGTTGATAGATTGTGGAAAATCTAAATGGAATTTGATTTTTATATTAATTCCAAAAGTTCAATTTTTATGGTTTATTTATTTATGTTTTCCTAAATCTATTGTTAAGGCGGAGACATTATGCAATACAACGTCAGTGTGAGAAAAAAAGATAAAGGCTATCAAGTCATTGTGTCCTATAAAGACGGCTACAGGTGGCGACAAAAATCAAAGCAAGGGTTCCGAACGCAACGTGAAGCCAAGGAATACGGCCACGTCATACTCAAAGAGTTAGACAAAACCGTACTCTTAACCAAAGATACAGAATTGAAAGACTTAACTTTCAAAGAATTTTCTGATATGTTCCTTGAAATAAAAAAAGGCCACGTTACGCACAATACATTAGCAATGTACCGTCATGCCGTGGACGCCTACAGTTCTATTAATAATATTAAATTGTCTGACATCAAACCATTACATATTCAAAATGTAGTGAATAAAATGCTCTCTTCACCTACTACCATTAATTCATACTATAAAGTGGTTAGTCGTATATTTTATATAGCAATCAACCCTTACAAGATTATTATTGATAACCCATGCACTGGTGTTAGGCTGCCGCGCGTGGAACGCAAAAATGCGATCCATACTATTTCCGATGAGGATTTAAACAAATTCGCAAAGTATATGCGTGAAAAATATCCACAAGCCTATTACTTTTTACAAATTGCTAGATATACTGGTATGCGATTAAGTGAAGTATATGGGTTAACGTGGAATGATATTGACCTAGAAAATCACCAAATTCACGTCAATAAGCAACTTCAATATGTCAAAGGTGTAATTACCTTCGAGAAAACTAAAACGGCGAATTCGGTGCGAATTTTGCCAATTCCGCCTATATTAGAAAAGATACTAATAGAATACCAAACACATGAGTTAGAGTTTGAATACGATTTAGTTCTAAATCCATATAAGAAAAATGGTGTTAAATGCCAAATCAACACCTATTTAAAACAATTCGGAGATAACCTATCAGCACATAACCTCAGGCATACTTATGCCACGAAATTATTGGCTAATGGTCTTGATGTAAAAACAGTATCATCATTACTTGGCGATACACCGGCAATGGTTATGAAAACCTACGTTCACTATAACGAAGAAATGAAAGCAGCAGCATCAAATGCAGTTGCTAATATTTTTAAATAAAATTTTTGACGATTTTTGACGAATTGAATATTTAGCTATTAAAAGATGCAGTAAACAAGCACTATTTTATATCTTCATTTTTAACAATCATATACAATTGAGTGGCATTTTTAATAATTTGAATATCTGCTGTTTCTTT